TCATTTCTTCTGTGTCAGTAGGTTGATAAACAGCTTCTGGTGCGACAGTAACTAACTCTTGAGCAACAAAGCCGTAGCGTTGGTGTGTATTATTTTTTTTCCAATCAAATTGACGTACTTGGATGGCGTCAATCAGGGCAGAAGCTGGTGCTGCGTCTTGGATGTTTTCTTTGAGGCGCTGGTCAGAGGTCAGGTTGTACGAAACTGCGGCTGTGCCTGATTGAGTAATAGAACCAATAGATGAGCCAGCATAACCAAAATTGGCAAATTTTTCACCAGAACCTACTCCAGTACCATGATTGCAAATTACTTGTCCAACTACTGAGCCATTGTTTGAAACAATTACAACTGAATTTGAATCATTTATTGCGCTAGTTGTAGTCCCAACTAACAAATTACCACTAGCCGTTACAGTGCCATTTACGTCTAGCTTAGTCGATGGCGATATTGTGCCAACACCAACACGGCTGTTTGTTGCATCGGTGTAGAACAGATTGTCATCTGTATCACCTTCAATTCGCACGTTAAACACCGCACCAATATCGTTGATGACAAGATTGGTTGTGCCGATAATCATCTTCTCGGTAGATGCGCCAGCCGTTGCAGTCTCAAAGTGAATCTGGCCCTGCTCGGTAGTTGAGGTAGGGCTAAGAATAGAGCCGTGAATCACTGCATACTGCTGCTTATTGCCTGCGCTGTCTTTGCCGTTGAACTCAATCTCGCCAATTGTGTCTGACGCTGCTGGAGTGGCTGAGTTGCGATACAGGTCAAGCAGAGGGCCAGCCGTTGCGCCAGCGTCTGTGCTGTTGAGGGTTACGTTGCTAAAGTTGCCATCGCTGCCGCCTTCAACCCGCTGCCAGACTGCGCCGTTGTAGACGATCCAGTCGCCTGCGCCAAAGAACAACAAGATGCCGTCAAAGGTCTGTGTGCCTGCAGTGCTGACCACATAGTAGTCACCTTTTGCGCCAGTGCCATCTGCGAGCGTTGGCGTGTTGGTGCTGGCATTCCAGGTGCCCTTGTAATTCAGAGCACCAATGGCGTTGGTGATGGATGAGACTGTTTTTAACATGGCGATTCCTAGTTGTAAACAACTTCAATAATTGATGTGTTGGGCGGTGCTTCGCTAAACGTCACCGTGCCGCTGGTTACCGTGTAGGTGTTGCGGTTTTGGTAGACGCCATTGATGTAAATAGCGGTAAAACCATTGACCACCGAGAAGGCCAATGTTGTACCGTCACCCGTAGCATTAGAGGCAAAGGTGCTGCCATTGATATTGTCTACCGTCCAGATCAACACGCTAACGCTGGTGTAAAGAGCAAACTTATAGATGGCCCCACTAAGCCACACATTGGCCTCGCCACGGCTGTCCAGGACGATGGGGTTAGTGTTGGCAATTAGGCCAGTGGAATCAGTGTAGGACGCTAATGGCGTGGTTGTGCCAGCAGCGTAGGTGTACAGCAGCCCACCCGACAACGGTGCGCCGTTCAGATCAAAGAATTGCAGCTTGGGCGTGGGGGATAGGGATGTTGTAGCCATGATTTTTGAGTGAAAAAGGGAACCGCCCTTGCGAACAGTCCCCTTTTATTTTACTGAAAACCGACAGTTTAGAACGCTGTGAAATCAGTACCGTACACATAAATATCAACAGTGCCGCCACTTACAGCAGTTCCAACCTTGACGTAGAACGTCTGGGCTGAAATGTTTGCCGTGCCAGTAGCTGCTACCACCGTGGATTTGGTGACATAGGCTGAACTGGTGTTGCTGGTCAGTGCTGCGTTGGTGACGATTTCAGTGCCCGTACCTGCTGCACCCGTCCAGATTGCCAGATAACCAGCAGAAACATCCTTGTTGGCATTTGTGATGACAACATTGGTGATGTTATAGCTGCTGGTGTTGATGACGGGCAGGGTGATTGCCGCATCGCCAGTGGCATTGATGGAAACGCTCGTTGCGTAGGCAATCAAGCGGATGGCCTGGTTACTTGACAGAGTTTGCGGATGAACGGTAGTGGTTGTTGCTGCGCCTGGATTTGCCATGATAGTTACTCCTTAGTGGTAGGTGTTAAGCGGCAACCCGGCAAGCAAGCTCGGGGTACAGCGGTGCCCAGCCGTAGAGAACGTCTACACGGGTTGGGATTGAATCATTATTTATTGTGTATTGCCTCACCACACGCATGGAAAGGCCCAGTTCCTTGTCGGCTGCACGGCCTGCAAAGTGAACCCCATCTGGCAACTCAAGGTCAGCGCAGGCCATCGTGAAGGCATTTTTGTGCATCACAATATTTTGCGGAGAAACAACGCCAGTGTTGTTGAACGGGGTCACCACTGCGGTAGCGCTGGTGCTGTTGACAACCACATTCTGGAATTGACCAGCAGTAATCACAGCAGGGCTGACGATGACTGATGTAGTACCAGATGTTGCAACCGTCACATCAGCCTGCACCACAAAACTACGCAGGCGGTTGGAGCCGTAAGCTGCACGATTCTGGGGGTTGGCTGCAAAGATGTTTGCAATGGTGATGGTGTCGCCTTGCTTGAGGCCAGCCGTAGCAGTGGTGGCAGTCAGAGCAATGGTGGACGTTGATGCCCAGCCGCTGGTCAGAAAGCCCGTTGCCGTGGTGGTAGCGCAAGCCAGGGTAGCAGTAGCGTAGGAGCCAAAGGTTTGGCTTACAACGTTCTGATCCATCTTCCACATCATGCCTGCCGAGTCCTTGCCCATCATGCCACGCTCGTATTGCTTGGCAATGGTGTTGGATGGCACAAACAGACCTTTGAGCGAGTCCACAATGGTTGCACCAGTGAATGGCTCAACAATGCAAGCCCGGCGTCCATCGCGTGGTGCGCCTTCAGAGTCTAGGTATGCGCCTGCGGTCAGGTAAGTCAGCAAGCTGGTTGGGACAGTACCGGCAGTACCGACAATGTTGGCAGTGTTGTTTTTGGCCATAACCAAACCATCACGGTCAATCTTGTTGGCAATAGCGGCCACTGCGGGTTTCAGCACTCGATCACTGAAGCGGTCAAGAGACAGCGCCAGATCCTGCGTGGTGAACTGAGTATCAACGTGGAACTGCGTGGACAGGGTAACGGGAACAGAAGTTTCGTTAAAGTCTTCCACATTCAACGCTGGGCCACTGGTTCCGACAAAGCGGCCAGGGCGACGGACGTTCAAGGTTGCGCCAATCTTTGCGCCTGTTACAGCGAATTGATCGTCATAGTTACGTTCGACTTGGCTCGTAAAAGTCAACTCGTTTTCCAAGACCATCAACGCTTCGTTGGTGATCATGCTGATGGTAAGCAAATTATTTGCCATGATAAATCCTAAAAAAATGGTTATCGAATTTGCCCATTAAGTCTACCTGCTTTCCAAGCTTGGTAGCTGCCATGAAACTGCCCATCAGCAGTCAATGCAACATCACGCCCGTTAGCGGCTGACCGAATAGGGGTAATCGGTGCGCTTGCTCTACTTCTCTGCACAACAGGCTTTGAGTCTTGTTTCTCAAACATAGCCTCTAACTTCCCAATTTGTCTCAGCTGTGCGGCTGGCGTCATCCCTTGCAGCTTTTCAACGAATTCAGGATTATCAGCAAGGTGATACAACAGCTGTGGCCCAACATCTGACTCAAAGATGGAATCGCGCACTTCATTGATCACTGTCATGTCTGCGCTTTTCACAACTTGCTCAAAGTTTGGCATCGTTGCCTTGGCCTGGTTAACCCGTTCTGACCAAGTATTTAATACCTGCTCTTTCTCGGCTTGCACCTTGGCCTGTACTGCCTTCTGTCGTTCTTCCCCTAATCGCTGGTCAACCTTGTAGTCTGTCAATGCCTTGGCATATTCAAACATATCGGTAAACTGGCTTGGGTCTGGTTCGGCTTCGCCTTTAGGGGCTTGTTTCCGTTCCATATCCGCTAACCGTTGTTCTAGGCTTACCCTGGCTTCGCGCTCCCGCATTGCTTCTTGCTTTGCTTCATCACGCGCCTTGGTTACCGCCTCAAACCGCCGTTCAATCTTAGGTCGTCTTTTTTCCTCTGTTGCTTGCTGGTCTTCACTGGCTGGTTCACTCTGACTGTCATCGTCCTGCGGCTCTATTGTTTCAATAGCCTCGCGGGGCGGTTTGTCAGCTAAACCTAGCTTTTCAGCTTGGAATTCAGCTAAATTTTCGCTAGTCACCGTACTGGCTTCTAGTCTTTTCTGTACTGCACTTACTTCTTCAGACATGGATTACTCCAAGGATTTGCCCCGTAAGAACCCACGGGTCGGGTTGGGGCATTATTACCCAAAAACAAAAGGTTATGCAACTATTGCATGGGTTGGATCAGAGGATTGGCTCCTTCGCTAATATCTTGGGCAGCAAATTGGGCATATTGGCCCTGCTCAACATTCCTGCGGTCAATTTCTTGCATTAGTCGATTGGTGTCCATGTTGTGCAGCAACATTTGAACAATTGCATCCAGTTCAGTCTTGTTCTGGCTAGTCACGGCACGGGTATTCTGGTCATTGACTTTAACTTCTGCCATTGTTTCAGTGTTATGCGCCCGTGCAGTCACATCCATCAGCTTACGCTTGGTTTCGCCATCATCCTTCAATTTGGCAATCTGACCCCGATTGTTTATCTCCAGCTGGGCGGCTTGCAATTGCTGTTGCATTTGTTGCAGTTGTTGCTGTTGCTGCGCTAATTGCATCTGCACCTGGGGCGGTATATCTGATTTCTCGTCAATTTGCGCCATTGGGTTTCTAGCCGCCAGTCGGTCAGCGATAACATCAGCACCAGGAAAGTCCATGTTTCTGAACACCAGATCGCCAGCCAGGTCAAACAATTCCTTGTTGCCGGTCAACAGGGGCATCATGGCCTCTACAGCCTGCTGGCGCTTGCTTTGGAACCCTGGGCCTGTATCCATAACCACATCGTACTCACCAACGGTCACATCGTTTAACACCTCGCCAACGGCAGTCTGCTCGTTGATGGTGGTCATGTCAGGCTGTCCATCGCTGCCAATAATCCGCATCACGCGCTGAGTATCGTAAATCTTGGGGATCAGATCCAGCAGAATCTTGCCCGTATGCTTAATGCTACGGGTCAAATTGTCATAGAAGTGGAAGTTGCTTAGATCCGTCTGGTTCTGTTGGCCTTGGAGCGCTTTGCCGCTGATGTTGCCGCTTGGCAGTTGGTTGGGGTCTAGGATACCCAGCACCATCTGCAAATCCATGTTGATAGCACTAGCGGCGTCCATGATGCCTGCGGGGGGCGCTTCAGGCTGTAAACGCACTGGAACAGGGGCAGGCTGTCCTTCTATGTCTTTCTGCTTGTAACGCAGCACAGGGCTGCTCTTGATGTTTGCCAATGCCCATTCGTTCTCGTGGCCTTCGTCCTGGCCTTCAGCAAGCAGCCACTTGGCCTTGGGAGCCAGGGCAATGCTTTCGGTCATGCTGGTGCGCCAGAAGTTGTACATCCGCTGTGGGTCTTTGGCAAACCGTACCAGACCATACTTCTTTCGCTTGTCATCAACGATCACTTGAGCGCCGTACACCGGCACGATCGGTATGTACTTACCATCCCAGGTCTTTTCTTCCAGAATCTCAAGTGCGGTCATCTTGCACCACTTCACTGCCCTGCGGAAACTCTCGCGGGTATCCACCACAGTCAATCCAGCTGCGGCCACTCGTTCAAGGAATCGGTCAGAGTCAGCAAACCCGCTAGAACCGTCACTTAGCAGGTACAGCTTGGCTTTCTCGCGGGTAACGTAAAAAAATTCAGCAATCCGAATGTCTTCCTTAGTCACCCAGCTCGCTGCATTGTCACCAGTGCTGCGGTGCGTAAAGTTGGCCCCATCGTCAGCATCTGGGTACATTTCCTTAAAAATGGTCTTGCTTAACAGTGTGGTGACAAGGCAACGCTCCGCATCTGAACCGTCTGGTCTTACGCTGTTGGGGTCAAAGTAAACCGTGAACGGGTTATCAATGGCGTCAATGTAAATTTCTTGGTCAAACGAATCTTCGCTGACATATTTGGTATTGATGCGCCAGTAACCCCAGCCCATACGAACAGCGTAGTCAAAAGCCGTGTCGTAGGCGGTGTCGGCATTGCTGTTGACCTCAATGTGACGGGTAATGCCTTCCAGCACTTGGGCAATCTTGTAATCAGCCAAGTTGTTGACAGGATGCACCTTGATGCGGGGTCGTTGCATACGCTGCTGGTTGGTGACCTGGCGCACATAAGCATCAATTTTGTTGATGGTTAGGCACGGCCTAGCTTCAAGATTCCTGCTGTTTTGTATCTCCACAGGCCACTGATCACCAGCTGCAAACCGAATGTCTTGCAAAGCTTCGCTGCGGTTGGTGCTGTCGCTGTCGTTCACCAGCTGCCAAAACTTGATGGCTTCGTCAATGCGTGGGTCATTCATGGTCAATCCTCAATTCATCCAGCTGCCTGCGGCCTCGGCAATGGCTTTTGGTTTGCGCTTGTGCGGTTCCCGAATCATAAGCCCAATGTATCTAAAGGCATCAGCGCCGTGGCTGTAATGGTCGTGCAGTGGGTTTCTGCTGAACTGCCCAGTGTCTGGGTCAACCTCGTAGCGGTAGTGGCGCAAACAGGCTAATCCATCAGCTGCGTGTTCTCGGTCAAAGTAGCAGTTAGGGAATATTGTTCTGGCTGCGTTAATGCTGTCCACTACGGGAACCCTTGGCAATATCTCTGTTTTGTACCCTGCCGCCCGGACAATATCGTCAATGCTGCGCCCAGATGCTGCCAGTGTCTTGTTCTCGGCATCGTGCGGCAGCCATACCTTGTCGTAGTGGTAACCATATGTCTGCATGGTTGCCAAGTAATAGCTGATGGTCTTTTGGCTGTCCTCAATGTAACGGATTAACCTAGTCTCCATGCCTATAAACTGCAAGAACCAAATAGCAGTGCTGTCCGACCAACCCAAATCAAATACCGCATGAACTGGCTTAGTTGCGTCATACGCCACACGGGTAATGCGCCCATCCTTTTCAGCGGCTTGCATTTCCTTGGCAAAGATAGCCCCATCCACCGTTTGGCGGCACAAACCTTCCCAAACTTGGTTGTAGGCTTCTTCGTCCCTTTGCTTTAGCGAGTCTTTTTCCAAGCGCAAGGTTTCGGGAAACCAAGGGTTATCTGACCAATTGACCCTCATGGTGATGCAGTCCTCTGGGGGGTTTGCCACAAACCGCTGGTAAGTCTCGTCTGTTTCCAACTCGGGGTTGAATGAAACCCATATCTCTGAACCTTCTTTGCGGATTGTGGGTATCAGCGTATTCCAGCTAATTCGGCTGACCGTTTGCGCCTCCTCGACCCAGCAAATATTAATTCCTTCCATACTTTTTACGTTAGCCACATTGTTTTTTAGACCAACAAAAAAGAATTCTGTCCCGTTTTTTCCCTTAATGCTGGCTTGGGTAATTTCATAAAACCCAGACAATCCAAGGCTTTCAATTTGGTCGGACAGCAGTTTATGCACCGAATCCCTGATGCTGGTCTGAAATTCTCGAGCGCAAAGAATACGCAACTGGCTTTTGGCGCCAAGAATTAACAATGCTCGGCATATTCCCCAGGATTTTGACCCACCCCTGCCACCCACCAATACTTTATAACGTGACTTTTGGAATAAGCCTTGTAGCTTGACAGGAAATTCTGCCTTAGCAATAGCGTCAGTTACATCACTCATTGGGCTTCACAAAGGTTACCTGGATGCCCTGCAACGGCTCACCATCAGCGCCTGTGACCTCGGCCTTAACGGTTTCTGACCATTTCATTTGCGTCTTTGTCCACCAGATCAGGCTGGTTGTGTCCCCTGCCGTAGCCTTTTGAAACAGCGTCTTGGCAATCTGCCCGTTAGCTTTAGCCTTGCCCATGTCCAACTCATGGCGGTAATACTTCCGCAAAGTTTTGTCATCTATGCCCACCAGAACGGCAATTGATTCATGCGGCAAACCCAACCCGCTGCTGGATTCAACCAGTCTTTGGGTTTCGGGCGTTGGCTCGTGTGCGTCAGACATTTTATAGAGGGGAAGTGTTACATTAGTTTGCTAATTCGGGCTGGTTTTCCAATAATACGGCTTTTTTGCCTGTGAAGTCTTCCCAGCGCTTTACGATCACATCGCAATACTTGGGGTCTAGCTCCATCAGTCTTGCGTGGCGGTTTTGCTTTTCACAGGCAATCATAGTGCTACCGCTGCCACCAAACAAGTCCAACACAATTCCGTTTATGGCACTTCCGTCTAATACTGCCTTTTCCACCAACTCAACGGGCTTCATGGTTGGATGTAAATCGTTTTTAGCAGTCCGTTTTACACGCCAAATATCCATCCCGTTTTTGCCGCCATAAAATTTATGATTGTTTACCCATCCATAAAACATAGGCTCATACATACTCATGTAATCACTATTGCTTAATGTGTGGTTGCCTTTGTCCCAGATTACCAATGAACGACATTTAAGGCCCGTTCGATCCATACTTGCAAAATACTTGTTAATACCTAAACGATAGAACGTAATGTAAAACGCCCCATCCACCTTAGACAAAATAATTGAATTTATGGCATCTAAAAAATCATTCCCGTCAGTTTCAGACATTTTGTCGTTTTTAATGCCGCCATGCTTTGCATTAAAAGACTTAGAACCATCGGCATGAATTCCACCAGTAAAGTCCATTAAATAAGGTGGGTCTGTAAAAATCATGTTGGCTGTTTCTGGCATCAACTTATCCACAGCGTCAATGCTGGTGCTGTCCCCACACATTAGCCGATGGTTTCCCAACTGGTATATGTCGCCCAGCTTGGTGGTTGGTTTGTCAGGCACATCAGGAACAGCATCCTCGTCCGTCAGCCCCTCAGTGACCTCTGGCTCAAGCAATGCGCTTAATTCTTTGGGGTCAAAACCCAGCATTTCCAAGGCAAACCCGTCTGCCAGCAAGTCGTTTAATTCAATGGTCAGCATTTCATTGTCCCAGCCAGCGTTTAGCGCCAGCCTGTTGTCGGCAATGATGTAGGCTTTCTTTTGGGTTTCTGTCAGTTCCGACAATTCAATGGTAGGCACTTCCTTAAAGCCTAACTTACGGGCGGCTAATAGCCTTCCATGCCCCGCTATGATGCCGTTTGATCCATCTACCAAGATTGGGTTAGTCCAGCCAAATTCTTTGATGCTTGCCGCAATTTGTGCCACTTGTTCGTCAGAGTGGGTACGGCTGTTTTTTACATAAGGAATTAGTTCTGTGACTTTTTTTTGCGTAATTTTCACTTTTTAACTTTAGAGTCTTTTGCTGCTTCTCGTTTGATTGAGTAAGCAATCGCCACTGCCTGTTTAACAGGCTTACCTGCTGCTACTTCCTTGGCAATGTTCTTGTTCATGGCCTTGGGGCTTGGTGACTTGATTAGAGGCATTTGCTGTCCTGTCACTTGGTAAAAGTGTTCAAGCTATTTTCTGACAATTGTTTCTTTGATACTTTGCGCTGGTTAATGTTTTCCAGCATCTTGATGCCGTATTTCTTCACAGCGTCTTTCTTGATGACGTACTCGCCATCTTGCAGGCCACCGTAGCCATCATCTTTGCCTGGGCCTGGTTGGATCAGGTCTTTCAGCTTTACCTTGCCACCGTGGGAATAGCCCATATCAACAGCATCAGCAGGGCTGCCGCCACTCTCGCCAGTGCCAACGTTGCCGCCAAAACCGCCACCAAAACCAACAGCAGAATCGGCAAAAGTACCCATGCCAGCAGCTGCATCGCCGTACAAGCCTGTTTGACCTGTATTAAATTGGCTTTGTAATCCCGTATCCGTTGAAATCCCAGACATACCTGGACTAACCATGCCGCCGCTGGGAATAGCGCTTTCTTTGCCAAAGTTGGTAAACCCAGATAACGCCATTGGGCCTTGTGCAACTGCTTTCTGTTCGCTTACGAATGCAGGTTGCAAAGCGTTTTGCAACATCCCGTAACTGCTCAACCCGAAGGCTTTTTGACCTAATTGGGTAATGCCTGCCATTGTTGGGTTTTGCTCGTAAAAAGAAGCTTTTTCCTCATTGGACAACGCATCCCAACCAGGATTTGAACTAACGCCCGAATAACCGCCGCCACCCATCTGCTGCTGAAAAGCACGAATGTCCCTGCTGGCAGGGAGCATCTGGCTAATTAGGTTTTGGCCGGGAAACATTAAGCGCCGTGAATGATCGCAAAGTTGAGCACTACTGCCTCAGAGTATGAAGTAGCAGCAGTCAGGTTTCGCAGCGTAATCAAAGCAGAACCAGCAACCATGTAAGACACATAAACAACATACGCACCAGCGGCACTACCAGTGGTATTGCTTCCGACGTTCACAATCATTGTGTCCTTGGCGCTAATCGTGCTGTTGGTCAGAACAAACGAAACGGCAGTGGCTCCAGCCAAAGCTGCGTTGTTCATCGTAATCTGACCAGCACTGGTGTTAACAGTCACGCCGGTAGACTTGCTGGTTGCTTGCGTTACGGCAGTTTGAGCCGCTGCGCTATAGCCAAATTCTTGGCTTGCGTAGCAGGTAGTAAATTCAGGGTCGGAGTAAGCAACGCCGGTAGCGACTGAGTTTGACATGATGTTTCCTTTTTAACAGTTCCAGTTTTTAAGAGATGCCTTTGCCCGTTCTGCTGGGCCTTTGGCGTGTTGCACAACCCCTTCCATTCGCGCACAAAAGCTGGCTTTGCGGCCTGCATCTGCTTTGGTCTTTGGATTTGGGGCTGGCGGCTTGAGATTTGCGCTGTTCGCAGAGTTGTACGCTGCGCGTCCTGCGGCTGTCATTCCAGCGCCCTTCTCAGTGGCGTTGTAGTTCTTACCCTTCCCTGTGGTGGTATGGGCAATGGGTTTGTCGTGCTTTGCCATTATTTTTTAGCTGTCTTCGCGCTGGCCTTGAATGCTGCGGCAGTAGGTGCGCCTTTTGCGCCTGGTGACCTCATGCGCTCTGGTGTCTTGCCAGCATCTTTTTGGCGCTCAATGCGCTCCTGCTTGGCGTGAATGTTGGCATATAGCCCTGGTTTATTCGCCATCTTCATACTCCACTACTGCACAAATGTCAGCTTCTTGAATGATTTGGTAATCCTGACCATCTTCCGTCTGGGTGGGCCAGTTGAGATAGTCGCCGTTGCCGTACTTAATAAAGTCACCAACTGCCACATCCGTCACCAGTGGGCCTATTGCCACAATAGTGCCTTCGTTGAAGGGTTCCTTGTTGTCTACATAAATCAGGTCGCTCAATAGCCTTACCTGGGGTTTTACTACAACACGGTCACGCAGGGGTTTGAACATTTTTACGCTCGTACTTTCGTTTGATTCGGGCAACAACTTGCGGTTTGATGGTGTCGGTCATTATGTCGTAAACAGGTACTTCTGCAATTTTTCTGTTTTCAATTGCAGCAAATTGACCGCACCAATCAGTTCTTTGCTTGTTTTGCGTTTGTGGATATAACCGGCAGACGCCCATGATGGGCTGGTCTTGGAACATCCTGCAAGATCCACAATTCATTGGCTGCTCTTGCGTCCGTGGTCGTAGCAGCTGCCGCCGTTGGATTTGCCGCCGCTGAAGTTCATTGGCGCTGGCGCTTTGGCCTTCATCATGGGCTGTGCCATTGGCTGCATTGGTGCTTTCTCAGCTTTTGGCTCCATCTTCTCCATTTTTTCCATCTTGCTATCCATGTTTACTCCAAAAAGCGCAAACGGTACAGAGTAGAGTTGATGAGTTCTGCGATTTCATCAACAATGTTTTGCAATTCTGTGTCTTCAGGCAATGACACTCGTGCCTCGGTTACAAACGCCTGGATGCCTTGCAGATAAGCTACAGGGTCGGTGGCGCTGTGAAATTCTTCAGGGTATTTTTTTATCTTCTCGTACTTGCCTTGAAAGTTCTCAGCAAATTTGTCGGTCAGTTCAACGATTGCCGGGTAATACTTGCCCAAGGCTTTGTGCTTGCTATAGCTGTCAGTAGACAAATGGAGCAGATGCGTCACCGTGCTGCTGTGGAACAGCTGGGCAATGAACTCGGCAATGTCATCAATATTTGGCATATCTATCCAAAAAGCGGGGGCGAACCCCCAAATAGGCAACTGCTTTGGAAATATAGCACATTACAGCGCCAATCCTTTGTTTGTTGCCCAGGCGTACAAGAATTCAATAAACTCGCTGCTCTCCGTTGTCGTGAATTTGTGGCTTTGCAGTCCCAACTGAACAACGCGCTCCCCATCTAGGCTTGGGCAAACTTTGCCAATCTTGCGGTTTGTGTCGTGCGCCCACTGGTCAATCAGCAATCGTTTCCAATCATCGCTTGTCCAGGTGCTGCCTGCCGCGGCCATTTGCTTGCTGATTTTGTCGATCATGCTGTGAAACATTGAGTTTTGTTCCACACTGCGTTTGCTCTGCTTGATCTCAATTGTCATCCGGTGGCCTGCCATCAGCATTGATTTCAGCATCGGCCAAACAACTGTCATCATTTCTTTGTGCGCCTGGACAGGCTCCCAGCAAGTGACTTTCATTCTTTTTCCTTAATCAGTACATCCACGCCAGCAGTCTCGGCATAAACCTTTGTTGTGTGGATTTCCACCACTTGCGCGTCATCACCGTAAACAATGCCATTCATCGCATCCATAAAAGATTTGACAACATTGTCAAGGTCAGGCTTCTTGCAAGGCCATTCAGAGCCACTTAAACATGCCTCTGCTCGCTTTTTAGGGTATGACTTAGGCACTGGTAGCCTGACGTAAATAAAAGCCTCTAGCGCCGTTTTTAGCGGTTCACTGCTTCCCATCGCTTGCAAGGCAAAAAACCTGATCTGGTCTTCATAGCTAACGGTCTTGGCGTCGGTATAGGTTGCGACAAAGTTTCCCCGTCTAGCAAACCGTGGTCGCCCTTTGCCGTGGGGCTGGCCTGGCACTGTGAACATGATTTGCATCATTTCAGCGCCTTAATTTGTTTGATGATCATTGATTGCAATCCCGGAAAATCTTTGTCCAATTCCAAAAAACGATGCAGCAGATGACCTCGCCATCCATCCTTCAGCGCCTCGTCGCCTCCACCCAGGGCTATCTCCGCATAACTCTGAATCAATGTCTCCAGTGAGTTCCAGGGCTGCGGTAATGTCGGCTTCGGTGTGGTTGTGGCCATTGCGGGTCTCGTCTAGCAGCTTGTGGGCTTGAAAATAGTTCATGCTATTCCTTTTGTAGCTATAACGTCAATGTTTAAAAGGGCTATAGGCATATTTCACCACTTTTCATCAGGCTGTTTGTACCAATCGGCAACAGGCTTACTCAGCGGCTGGCGATCAGCCCATTGCTTGTAGGTTGATGTGGATTGATTGACAGGCTTTGCGCCCCACTGGTGATGGCTGCACTTTGGTGGCGATCCTTCCATCCTTACCGACCACAAGTTGAAACAGCCGTTGACACTGCAAAGCAGATCACTTTTGCCTTCAGGAATGTCGTCTTTTTTGAAATTAGTTAGTGCCATGATATTTTCCTTCAACGATTTTTGCAAAGTTGCTCGGTTTGAGAATCCATTCCAGATCGGCCGTAAACGCTCGTCCGTCTTTGCTGTTCACCTTGCCGATCAGGAATCTAGATTTTTGGATGTGACCAAAGAAGTCGTTGAACCAGTCCAGCACTGCGCTTGCGCTGATCGGCTTCTCTTTGCCAAGTTCTGCCGCCACTTCGCGCCAGCGTTGTCGCAGGTAGCCTTGCCTGGCAGCATTCCAGACTTCAACCCGGCGTAGTGTTGGCAGCTGCTGGTGATAGAGGTCTATGACTGCTTGATGCTGACAGTCTGGCAACGCAGGGCCACCGTCAGGTGGACATATATTGGTATCTACTGAAGTTAAAGATGAAGATGGAGAAGAAGATGAAGATGAAGATGAAGATGAA